TGAATTTTACGCCCAGCCGTGGTAATGACAAGCTATCTAGGGTACACAGTATCTCTCCGTTGTTTGAAGCTGGTATGATCTGGGCACCTGACGAGTCTTGGGCACAAGAAGTGGTGGAAGAATGCGCTGCTTTTCCCAACGGGACTCACGATGACTTGGTGGACAGCACCACACAGGCGCTGATGCGTTATCGGCAGGGTAATTTTGTGCAATTGCCTACTGACGACTGGGAAGAAAGCGAGGGTTCGATGAATATTACGGCAGGCGCATATTATGGTTAACCCGATCATTCCGGTAGCAACGTTACTGGCACGTCTAAACGCGGCCCGTGGGAAAGCCTCACGACTGAACAGAGAACTGGTTACAGAATCGATGAAACCGAGGACTCGCAAGATCAAGGAGCGAGAACTTCAGGAAACAATTCAAAAAGCCAAAGAATTAGAAAAACAAATTCCGCCCGATACGCCGGGTTTTGCTATTGGTGGTGGTGTGATGACGCCACGCCAACGGAATATAACAGGTCTAACCAACCTTTTCAGCAAGTACAACACTTCGGGACCCCTTGCCGGGGCCGGTGTTCCACGTGGAACAATGCAGATGCAGCGCGGCGGTGCCGTGCGAGACTTTGGCGGAAGAGAGCAGGCCTACTCTCAGAATAAACGGTTTGCGGACATGCCTCTTGTGGATTTCAACGCAGCAGGAGATGTCCCGCAGTCAGTGCTTGATCAAATTGCACTTGCTGAAGCAGAAGCCGCATCCCGCTTGCCGATTGAAACAGCGCCGCCCGTCAGCGAGGCACCGGTAGCGAGTGAACCCCCTCCCGCCCAAACGACGACTCCTCCGTTTACGCCTTCCACTGGGGTTGTTGCAGAAGGACCGTCACCGGGCGAAGTGGAAGTGACCAAACAAGATGATGGGATTATCTTAGAGGGGAGGGTACCGATACCTGATCCTTTGCCCCCACCTCCACCGCCGCCTGTGGTTGGTACTCCACCGCCAGTGATGAACATGCCTCCACCTGTGGACGTCGTGCAGCCGCCAACAGAACTTCCGTTGCCGCCAATCGAACAAGCGCCATTACCGCCCCCTGTCTATACACCGCCTCCACCTACCGAGGTCGTAGTGCCACAGGAGCCGTTATTCACGCCGCCTCCGATAGCGGAGACACCAGAGCTGCCGGACCCGGTAATGCTGTCCGGTGAAACGGCAGACTTTGACATTGCTGATCAAATCACGCCTCAAACCGGCGGGTATGCGACCACTCAAGGGATGAACATTGCACCGACAGGTGATCCATTCGCTGATGCGGTTGCTGGTGAATACCAGATGCCAATCTATCGGCCTCGTCCTGTTGCAGGTGTAATGCCATTTTTGAGTCTGCGTTTTTCTCGGCCTCCGACAACGCCTGCACAAGCACCACCCCCACCGCAGTCCAGTGATTACTCTACGGGAAGCTATGGTCGTCTAGAATTTGCTGAAGCTATTGCAAACTATGAACGTCTTTATGGTCCAGTGGAGGACTACGTGCCCCCTGACCCAATGATGGACGAAGCTCAAGAGCAGGAAACTACGACAGGCAGCACCTCGACCGGTGGCATTACTTCTGGAACGAGATTTTATCCCGAGCCTCCGCCGGTCAGACCAAGCGGTGGAGGAATAGGCCGACAGCAAAGTTATCGACGCGCTCTGGGTGAATGGGAGCGTCAGTACGGACCCGTAGAGGACTACTACGCAGCGCAAAATGCGGCGCAACAAAACGCGATGAATGTTTATTTGAGTCAACAGGGTGAAGAGATGATCGCCGCTCAATATGGGTACACCGTCGAGCAACTGCGAGAAATCAATGCAGACCGCAGACGGCGAGGGTTACCTCCCCTCGATCCAATTTCTCCTGATATCAGCATAGGTCGCTAGGAGGATCTTATGGCAAATGGCGACAGACCCCCCGTCTCCTTGATGGACAGAGAAGGCATGAACCTCGACGAAGCCGAGTTATTAGCGGTTGAGGTAGAGGCGTTACCAAACGGCCTCGAAACAAACGAGGCTATGCGTATCGAGGGCATCGAAATCACGCAAGATGAAGATGGGGGCGTGACTTTTGACTTCGACCCGCTGCGTAACAAAGATCGTGAGGACGATTTTTTCGATAACCTCGCTGAATTCATGGATGACGCAGAACTTGCTGTTGTCGCAAATGACTTGATGGATCAATACACCGCGAACAAGGCTTCCAGACACGACTGGGAAGAGGCTTACTCCAGCGGCTTAGAGCTTCTAGGCTTCAACTACGAAGAGCGCACAGAACCTTTCAGGGGCGCTACAGGCGTCACTCACCCCTTGCTTGCAGAAGCTGCTGTGCAGTTTCAAGCGCAAGCATTCAATGAATTGTTGCCCGCAGACGGCCCCGTGCGAACAGCGGTCCTTGGCACGCAGACCACGGCCAAAGCAGAGCAAGCCAGTCGCGTCAAAAACTTTATGAATTACTACATCACGAACGTGATGGAGGAATACACACCAGAGTTTGATCAGATGCTTTTCAACCTGCCGCTGGCAGGCAGCACGTTCAAGAAAGTCTATTTTGACGACTCTTTGGGTCGTCCTGTGAGTAAGTTTGTGCCTGCAGAACATCTGGTGGTGCCCTACGAGACGTCAGATCTGCAAACATGCCCCTGCATAACGCACGTCGTGCGTATATCGATGAACGATCTGCGTAAGCAGCAGGTCGCTGGTTTTTATCGCGATATACCCGTTCTGCCAACTCAGCCCGGTGCTGACAGTATTTCGGAGGAGACGGACTACATTGAGGGCGTCAGCGCGTCGAACATCGATTACGACTGCACGCTACTGGAGTTCCACGCTGATCTGGATCTGCCCGGCTACGAAGACAAAGACGAAAAAGGTGAGGAAACCGGCATCAAGGTGCCGTATATCGTCACAATCAGCGAAGAAAACAACAAAGTTTTATCGATCCGTCGTAATTACGAAGAAAACGACCCGCTGACAAACAAGATCCAATACTTTGTGCATTACAAGTTTTTGCCGGGGTTTGGTTTCTACGGTCTGGGTTTGATCCATACGATAGGCGGATTGTCTCGCACCGCGACTGCTGCGCTCCGACAACTGATCGATGCAGGCACGCTTTCAAACCTGCCTGCAGGCTTCAAGGCACGCGGCCTGCGGATCAGAGATGACGATTCTCCTTTACAGCCCGGCGAGTTTAGAGACGTTGATGCGCCCGGCGGCCAGATCAGGGATAGCTTGATGCCGCTGCCGTTCAAAGGACCGGACGGGACTTTGTTTCAACTGCTTGGATTTGTCGTTGATGCGGGCCAGCGTTTTGCCACGATTACTGACATGAAAGTCGGCGACGCCAATCCAAACGCGGCTGTCGGCACGACTATCGCGATGATCGAGCAAGGCACTCGGGTTATGAGCGCCGTGCATAAACGATTGCACTATGCGATGAAGATTGAATTCAAGATACTTGCCCGCGTGATGTCGGAAAGCTTGCCCCCTGTTTATCCTTACGAGGTGCCCGGCGCAGAAGCGGCAGTGAAAGCTCAAGACTTCGACGAAAAAATCGATGTCATACCCGTTTCGGACCCGAATATTTTCTCTCAAAGCCAACGCATCGCGCTCGCGCAAACTGAGCTACAGATGGCTATGCAGGCCCCTGAGATCCACAATATTCCAGAGGTTTATCGACGGGTTTACGACGCTTTGGGGGTCAAAAACAGCGATATGATCCTACGGGCAGATACGCCCGGAGACATCGCACCAAAAGACCCAGCGCAAGAAAACATGGATGCGCTGAACAACGTGGCTCTACAGGCGTTTCGCGGCCAAAACCACATGGCTCATATACAGGCACACTTGATATTTGTGACTGGCGGTATCGCCTCTTCTTTGCCACAAGTCGTCGCAGCCATACAAAAACACATTCTGAACCACGTGCAAATCATGGCAGAAGAGCAGGCGGAACAGGTTTTCATGCAGCAAAACCCGAATGTGGCGATGGTCAATCCAGCGGACAACGTAGAGCTTCAGTCTTTGGTCGCTCAAAACGTAGCGACGATCATGCAGCAGGTGGTGCAACTAGGTCAGCAAGTCCAACAAGCCGGACAACCGCAGCAAGGACCAGATCCGTTGATACAATTGAAGCAACAAGAACTGCAGTTGAAGTCGCAGCAAGAGCAAAACGACATGGCTATGGAGCAACAAGAGCTAGAGCTAGAACGCCAAAAACTTGCGCAGCGTGAGGCTCAGTTCCAGCAAAGGCTGCAAAGTCAAGAAACTCAAACAGCGGCACGTATTGATGCTGGCTTGCAGCGAGAGCTTCTCAAGCAACAACAAAGAGGTGATTTATGAGCAGAGTAAAAGTCAATGGCATGACGCCCAAAGAGCCGCCCACACCCGTAAACAAGGCTGATATCGAGGGACAGGGCAGCATTCCTTACGCGCAGGCAGTCGAAGAGGCTACCCCAGACACCATGTTTGCCAAAGTGACGACGGGCACCAAGCGCGGCATGGGTGCGGCTTTGCGAGGATCTCGTTTCACCAACGCCTGATGCGTTGCTTTCCCGCCGAGAAGAAGCGACAATATCGGATATCGTCAGATAACTAGGATTTATATTGGACGGTATCGATATTGTGCAGTTTGTCCGTAAGACGCTGC